CGCAGAACGAGGCCATCCTCGCTCTCCAGAACGAGAACCGCACGCTCAAACTCAAGGACTCGGAAGCCGCGCAGTTGCGCGCTCGGTTCGACCGCCTCGTCGAAGAGAACAAGGCGCGCGACATCGAAGCGCACCGCAGCGGCATCCGCGCCTCGCTCGAGAGCGCCGTGAAGAACGAGCAGATTCTGCCCGCCGCGCGCGAGCGTTTCTGCAAGGTCTACCGCGTCGACGACGACGAGGCCGTCATGCACATCACCGCAGAGGATGTCGCGGAGTTCGTCCGCGAGAATCCGAACCCGGTGCCGCGCCGCAAGACGCGTCAGGTCGCCTTCTCGCTCGACGCGAGCAACGGCGATGTGCCGCCGGGCACCCCCGCCGACCACGAACTGGCTCTCCGCGTCTTCGCGCGGCTCCGCGAGCAGGGCGTGCACCGTCCGACCCACGACGACCTCGTCCGCACCGGACAGGAAATCATGCGCATGAACCGCGACCTCGCCGAGCAGTACCGCTACCTGCCGGATGTGAAGGCCCGCGAGTCCCGCGCCTAATCCCCTGCGCTCAAGGAGAACACGCTTCCCATGACGACTCACAACAACACGCAGCAGTACACCGTGCAGGCGGCGGCTGACCTTTCCGGTCAGAGCAGCCGCTTCGCGGTCATCACCCTCGCGGGTACGCTGTTCGTCGGCGGCGCCGGCTCGGGCCGTGCTGCCGGCATCAACATGACCTCTGCCCGCTCGGGCGAGTTCGCCACCTACCAGTATGCGGGCATCGTCAAGTGCATCGCGGGCGCCGCTGTCAGCACGCTCGGCTTCGCACTCGCCCCTTCTTCGGGCGGCTTCATGGTCGCGGCCACCTCCGGTGGTCTGACTTTCGGCCGCGCGCTCGAGACCGCCAACTCTGGCGACCTCTTCCAAGCCCTCGTGGACTTCTCGAAAGTCGCGGCTTGGCCGGGCGTCTGACGCAGCCTCACCCCATCACCATTCAGGAGTAGATACACAACATGGGTTCCGCAACCGGCCGCGACTTGCATGTCGACCAGTTCCTCTCGCAGGTCGCCATCAACTACCGTCCGACAGGGATGATTGCCGACCAAATCGCGCCCATCATCCCGGTCGCCAAAGAAACCGACTCTTACCCCATCTTCAACAGGGGTGAGGTGTTCGCCATCGAGAAGACGCAGCGTTCACGCGGCACTTCCGCGAACCGAGTCACGCGCTCGGTCTCGTCGGGCCAGTACGCGGTGAAGAACTACGCGCTCGCCTACGACATCCCTGTCGAAGACCGCGCGAACATGGACGCCGCCCTTCAGTTCGAGTTGGAAGCGGGCAGCATCCGCTACCTGACCGACAAACTCATGCTCGACTACGACCGTCGCACGCTCAACGCTGCGGTCACGGGCGTGAGCACGACTTTCCTCACGGGCAGTTCGTGGACGGCAGGCTCCAACCCCGGCGACCCGGTGAGCATCATCTGGCGTATGCAGGAGCAGGTGCAGCGCGTCACGGCGCAGAAGCCCAACAGTCTCATCTTCGGATGGCAGGCGTGGAACTTCGCGCGTCGCAACGCGAACATGCGCAACTTCGTCCTCGGTCTGAACAACGGTGGCGGCTCGGTCACCCGTCAGGCTGTGGCGGCTGCGTTCGAGGTCGAGCGTCTGCTCGTCGCCAACGCGTTCTACAACCCCGCCAACGAGAACCAGGCTGCGGCGTTCTCCAACTACTTCCCGTCGGATGCGGTGCTCGCGTACTACGCGCCGCTGTCTCCGTCGCGCGAAGCGCCGTCGTTCATGTACTCGTTCCGGTGGACTGCGCCCGAACTCGGACAGCCCTTCGCGGCCATCCGTCACGAGTTCGACACCCGCAACCGTCTCGACGGTGTCGAGGTGCAGTATTATCAGGACGAGCGCGTGACCGGCTCGGAGTACGGCGTGCTGCTCTCGGGCGTCGGCTCGGCACAGGCCAACGGCCTGACCTGATGGCGTAGCGGCACACCATCCTGCTGCTGTGTGCTGCAAGAGCCCCGAGGTCGAACAGGCTTCGGGGCTCTTTTCTTACGGAGAAACGAGATGCCCTACTACATCCACGAAGGCACCCCCGAGTTCCTGACCGACGAGCAAGCGACCGTCGATGTGCAGGCTGTCGGTGACTTCGAGTCCCTCTGCGCTTTCGTCATGGAAGGCGGCAACCCCAACGACGCGGTCGCGCTCGTCGAGCGTCTGCGCGCCGCCATCCCGCTGCTCCCGCCGCTTCGCGCGTCCTACTGGACTGCCGAACTCGCGCGCATCGGAGTAAAGTCCCCTGCACCCAAGCCGTCGAAGGCGTCGAAGACGCCCGTCGCGCGGCCCGCTGACGACCTCTAACCCACATCACCACGCCGACAGGAGGCACAAAGTGACAAGCGAACTCAAGGGCACGCAGCCCAAACTCCCCGGAATGACCATCGTCATCCACAGCATGGGTATGCCTTTCAACGGGCACACCGTCAAACGCGAGTCGCTCGGCGGTAGCGAAAGCGCCGCGTACTACCAAGCAGTCGAACTCGCCCGCCGCGGCCATCGCGTCATCTGTTGGACTACGCTCGAAGGCCCGGACGAGACCATCGACGGCGTCAACTTCTGCTTCATGGGCCGACCGACGCAGGAAGCGCCGCTCGGTGACCGCTTCGAGTTCTACGCGCGCAACACGCCGCACGATGTCCTCATCATCCAACGGCACCCGGCAGCGTTCCATCGGCAATACGCCTCGAAGGTGAACATCTGGCAACTCCACGACCTCGCGCTTCATCGCAGCGCGGCGCCTGTCGTTACGGGCCTCTGGAACATCGACGCTGTCACCACGGTGTCCGACTGGCACGCGCAGCAAGTGCGCGAGGTCTACGACATCAACCCCGAAGTGATGCACACCGTGCGCAACGGGGTCGACCCTGCGCTGTATGCTTCGTCGCGTGGCGACCGAGTCATCCGTGTGCCGGGGCTTGAGCGCGCAACCCGCTCGAACCCGTCTTCGCTGCTTCTTCCCGACAAGCCGTTCATCCTGCTCTACCAGTCGCGCCCGGAGCGCGGCCTCGAGCATCTGGTGCGCCCCGGCGGCATCATGGAGCGCTGCCGCAACCTGCCCGTCCACCTCGTCGTGTGCGGCTACGACAACACGACCGACGCGATGCGCGGGTACTACGACCAACTGCGTTCGTGGGCCGACGCGCTCCCGAATGTGTCGCATGTCGGCTCGCTCGACAAGGTGACGCTCGCGGAGTTGCAGAAGGCGTCCGACCTCCTCATCTACCCCACCAAGTTCGAGGAGGTGTCCTGCATCACGGCGATGGAGGCGATGCACGCGGGTCTGCCGCTGCTCACGACCGACGCCGCCGCACTTCCCGAGACGACTGCGGGCACGGGCACGCACCGCATCGCGCTCGTCAACGGCGAAGTCGACGAGAACGGATTTGTCGACTGGCTCGTCGACACCTTCGGTGGAGCCCTTGTCGACTATCCGGCCCCGCTTTCCGCGCTGCGCTTGCAGCACGCAAGCGGGCTTGCGGAGAATCCGCGCACATGGAGCGCGGCGGTCGACGGACTGGAGGCGTGCATCGTTGCTGCCATCAAGCGTCGCCAGTCGCCGTCGTCCATCGCGCGGCATTGCATCGAGCACAGCGACATCGGCTTCCTGCGGTGGTACCTCGATTCGTGGACGACGGGCATCGACGACACCATCCTGCTCGGCACGGGCGAGGAGTTCGAGCGCTTGTACGGGTTCACGGAGTCGCAGGAGGCGTATACCGCGCACTACGCGAGGCACCAGAGCGCGTACTACGACGAGTTCGAGGAGCGCGTCATCGGAGAGGATGTGACAGGTTCGACGCGCTTCCGTGGTGTCGCCAACATCGTCGGTCGCACCATCGTCGAACACCCGGAGCGCAGCACGCGGCGGCTCCAAGTCCTCGACTACGGCTGTGCGCACGGGCACTACTCGGTGCCGCTCGCCAAGGCGTATGGCGAGGCAGCGGACTTCCACGGCCTCGACATCTCCGCACGCGCGGTCTCGGCGGCGAACAAGTGGGCAGAGCGTGATGGACTCACGCATTGCCTCAACTTCCGGCAGGGCGACCAGTCGACGCTCGACGCGGATGGGATGCGCTACGACATCATCCTGGCCTGTGAAGTGGTCGAGCATGTGGACGACTACCACGCCCTGTTGGAGCGCCTCCGCGCGTGTCTCCTGCCGGGCGGCGTCCTCATCGTCACCACGCCCTGCGGGCGGTGGGAGTCGTCGGGTGTCGAAGCGTTCCGCACGGGACGCGAGCACCTGCATCACTTCGAGCGCGCCGACATCCAAGACATCTGCGGCTCGCACCGCCACGAAATCTACCACGCACCCGCATCGCACGACCGCTCGGGCTTCCCGCTCGGGTCATGGGTCTGGGCGGTGTGGCCGACCGCCGGGATGCCGCTGTGGAAGGTCAACTACGGGCGCAAGTTGTCCGTGCTCGTCCCGGCGCGGCAGAGCATCTCGGCGTGCCTCATCGTCAAGAACGGCGAGGCGACCCTGCGCAAGTGCATCTCGTCCTTCGTCGACTGGGTCGATGAGGTGGTCATC